TTAGCCAGCTCCTCAAGACACATCACAGCTCTTTTTGAGATATCGATGTGCTCAACATCTGCTAAAAGACAGAAGATTTCTTTTTCGGACATGGGATTGGGATACTTCGCTTCGATGCGAGCAAATTCTCGAGCTAACCTCAAGTGCATATCGGTCGGTGTAGACTCAAGCAAAGAACCATCCGGTGTTCGTAAAGCGTACTTGTCGACGAAAACGCTCGCCGCCAATTCGTCGCCATTAAAATACTTCAATGATGCCGTAAAGGCCTCGTCGCGAGTAAATGTATCCATGTATTTCTCCAGATAACAACAAACGGTTAGATAACTATAACTCAATGTCCCGCTGACGTGATCAAATTTTGCTCGGCGTCGCGAGATTCTTTCTTTTGACTTGGAAACTCATTTTTGAGTTCTCGCCATTTTGCGCGCAATGCTTGTTTCTGCGCCGCCTCGTCGTCTAACTTGGTTTCTTCCATCGAACCGGCTTGGCCTGCAATCTCAAACTTGCTACGTGCCGTATCGATTTTAATTGGAAACACAAGACCATCTCGACCAGCTCGATTCTTCGCGATGAAGAGTCGACCCCATCCAGTCGCTTTCTCATGAGACTTCCTGGAAATCGACAAGACGACGTCTGCAACCATTGCTTTGCCGTAAGCCTCGGACATATTGCTAAGATCAACGACGTCTGCGTTAGATCCTTCCTTGTTAGACTGCGAGGCAGTCCAAATCGGGATGCCCTTCTCGGAAGCAAAACCTCTCAACTCTTCGTAGATCAATTTTAGCTCATGGCGAAGCGAGTCGAATTGTCGAGTCGAACGCATGATATCGGCATAGTCGATAATGATCACATCAGGAATAAAACCTTTGACGTCCAGTCGCTCGATGTGTGACCGTATTGTATAGATAGACGCAGTATTTGTTGGAAACTCCTTAATGATGAGTCGACCCAGCTTCATGTCGGTATATTTCGCCATGATCTCATCCTTGCGATCGATAACTTCGTTAGACTCCATATCACAGAGGTTAGAGTCGTATCTGACACCGACCGCAGTCTCTGAGAGCTCGAAAGTGTAGTGTAGGACGTTCTTGCCTTGCTTCAAAGCGTTGGCTCCGAGCATCGTGAGGAAGTGTGACTTACCTACGCCTGTGGCCGCGACGACGACGCCAATTTCGCCAGCACCCAGGCCGCCATTGAATATCTCTTTGCGATCCAACTCGTCGAGGCCGGTGGCGACGCAGTTACGTTGTAGCCTCGTGAACCTCGCCTCAAAGTCAGTAAAAAAGTCGTGACCAAGGGCCGGCGCCGTACCGACGAGGACAGCCTTACGAATCTCTTCGACGATTGACTCGTACTTCTCTGCCTGCATCTGATCGACTGCGTTCTCCAGCGCAGCCTTGAGGGCCTGCTTTCGGCAGAAGTCAAGGGATTTTTCGCGAACAAATTGTAAATCTCCTGGATCGGGGTTTGCCTTCATCCTCTGGAGATATTCAATAATTTGATCTCTTAAGATCGTATCTGTCCCAACTTTAAGATCATCTCGTATAATCGTGACGAGAAGCTGAAGTGTTGGAAAAACTTTGTACTTTTTTGAATATGAAAAATAACGATCTGCAAGAAACTGTAAGTACTTCAACTCGAAGTAAGAAGATTCAAATACTTCCATCATCTGTTCTGCAAACTTTGCGTCAGATAGCAAAGCTTGCATAATCTTTTCTTGAAAAGATTTACCGTACGTACCGAACGTAACTTTCGTATTCATTTTGTTTTCATTATCTAACATCGTGTTCGTTCTCTCGTTGTTTTGACGATCCAAGTCCGTCTACACATCTAAAAGCGTAAAAAAAAGTTTCGGTATCGAAATCATTGATACCTTCTTTTACTAGGGCCTTGATAAGGCCGATTCTATCTATACGAGGACTGAATGTATCGATGACGTGTTGTACTCTAGATATCTGGTCTCCTGACAACATACTACCGTCAAGATGCACGAGACGCCAATTCCTCTTAAGGTCATGTTCACTCTCCAAAACACGTCGATAAATACTCGATTCGGAAGAGTGAGCCTGGCAAAAATCAACTATCTCTTGCAAAAGAATCTCTACGTCGTTTCCCAACATCGGAAATTTTGTAGCAGCAGTTTTGAAACCTATACCTTTGATTCCTGGTACATTATCTCCTACATCACCGCACAGCGCTTTCGCCAAAGCAAAATTGTGAGTTTTTATTCTGTATTCTTCAAAAATATCTTCTGCGGTGAGTATCAGTTTTTTGTGAAGAGAATATATTTTGGTTTTATCATCCAATAATTGATACATGTCCTTGTCAGAAGAAACGATAACTTTATCTTCGTTTCTAAAAGGTCCTTCACATAAAAAGGCGACGACGTCATCTCCTTCGCAATCCGAAACATAAATTTGACAGACAGGAACCGATTTCAACATATTAAGCAATGAAACTAATTGATGCTTTTTGTTTTCTTCTGACTCAGGAATATCCTCTCCATAAAATCTATTCAACTTCTGCGCTTTACGTCCCATCTTATATTGAGGATATAATTGTCGACGACGTTGTGATCCACCACCTTCCCACGCTATATAAACACCTCTCGGTTGAATTTCCATGATAATTCTACCAAGCGTCTTCATAAACCCAACGCAACCACCCATTTGATAACCATGGGCAGACATCGTTGGATAAGCGGCCCAAGATCTAATAAAAAGATTAGCACCGTCTACGATCAGTATTGGTCGATCAGTCATTAAACACCAGTACTTCCAAGCCCACCTTCTCCACGAACAGTCGTTTCAATTAATTCTGCTTTTTGGAAGATAGCTTGAAAAATTGGGAAAAATAAAAGTTGTGCAATCCTATCGCCTTTTTTAACAATAAACTCTGACTGGCTTGAGTTGTGAAGAATTACCTTTATCTCCCCGCGGTAATCACAATTATGAATCAAAGAACCATTGCAAAAAAAGTTGTGATTATTTTCAACTGTTAGATCGTAACAACGTTTTTTGTCTGTTTCAATTTTTTGAATTTTCAAAAATTTCATAAATTTCTTTTATTACAAATTTTGCTTCATCTACTGACCAACATAATCTATAAGATGCTGAATTTTCAATCGCCCAAATTTCTGCAGACAATATCGTGGTCAAAAGCTATTTGATCTGTTTCAGTGATATCTCTTGCTTTTTTTGGACCGTTAGCCGTATAAACAATAGTTCCAGGAGTTACAGATAATTTTTGTCCGTTCTCTAAAGTAAAAACAATAACATCTTTAACCCCTACGTCAACGATAGCCGTTACAATATCTTTTTCAATTTCTAGAGTAGATTCATTGAAAGAAAAAATAGCTTCGTTTATTGCAATATCGTGAACCTTTTTTCTACCTGAGACAGTCGAAATAACGCTTTCTTCTGAAAAGCAATCAACAATTCCTGGTGCATTTAGCACTTGGATACCATTCTTCGCCGCTAAGCCTGAACGAGAACAAACCATTGCACCAAATCCATTTGGAATTTCAAGTTTGATCCCAGTACCGACAATGACCCTAGACCCAGAAGGAATGACAACATCATCGGTCGACTTCAAATCGCTAGCTGCCGAACCAGAAGTTTGATAAGCTGGGATTAAAGACGCGTCTTCAGTTAATACCTTGATCCAAATCGGGTTAGTCGGTCTTTCACTCATCGTTTACTCCATCGTCTGTAACGTTATCGTCGATCTCTGTAGAGTCAGCAGCGGGACCTGAAGTCATAGTTAACGCTGCATCAACAACCTCCATGATAAATGGACCATGCTCTGCATCCTTCATCAAGGCACCGAACTCCGACTTGTAGAACTTTTTCTCTACGACAACCTCGCCAGTCTTCTCGTTAACAACGCTGAGTTCCTTCCAGGCACCTTCACCAGAGATATTGATAGCAAGACCTTTTCTCTTCACTAAACCATTCTCCTTGCAGTGAGCCCTACATTCGTCAAAGAGATATTCGTCCTCTACAATGCCTTTACCAAAGATGATATCAAACTCGCACTTGCGAAAAGGTGGCGCGACCTTATTCTTTTTGATAGTCACCGTGGTATGAATACCAATGGGCATGCCATTCTTGTCTTTCACTTGGTTTCCACTACCGAGTCGAATACGAACAGAAGAATGAAACGGAATAGCTCTACCACC